ACTCTCGAAGAGCACATGCAAATCATGCGTAATCGGGATCAGCCTAAAGGCTACAAGATTGAAATGGCATTTGCTGATGCTGCCGATCCTGAAGGCATCGAGACTCTTACTAGATATTTTTGTCCATGCGTTGGGGATCCAAAGTCGAAGGACAACTGGCGACAGGGTATTGACTTAGTAAAGAGATTTCTGAAGATCAGAAAAACCAAAAAGCCTGGACTTTACGTTGATCCCAGTTGCAGGAATTTGGTTCGCGAATTTAATAATTACAAAGCTGTTCCTGGTGTTAAGGACTCAGACCCGCGTGAAATGGCGAAGAAAAGTGAAGATCATGCGCTAGACGCGCTTAGGTACGGATTGATGCATATTTTTGAGCTGGGATATAGAAGCAGATTGTCTGATCTGATTTCTCCTGGGGAACTCAAGGAAGGTATTGGGGACAGTGGCTTGTTCACAAACAATGAATACCTTGAGCGCTATCCAACGTTAGCAAGCAGTGGTTTTGTAAGTTTGGACGGCCAAACGTTCTAGAGAGTGGACACTATGGATGAAAAGTTGGACAGCCAAGAACAAGCTGTAGCCGTCATCGAACACCACTGGGCGACAAAAACCGCCGAGCTTGGAGAACTCACCAAGCGATATGACATCGTCGATGCTGTTTATGACCCCGTTAATGGTTCGTACATTCAGATGGCCGAGCGCGGTAATCTCGTATCTTCGGGCACGGGGTTCGCTGAGATGGGCTTTATTGATCCCAGCCCTTTCACTGCATGGACTCGTCTGGAACATGTTCCAGAGTTGCGTGAACGGCGCGGCCTGAGGACCTTCTATGATATGAGTAGAAGCGATGGTGCGGTGCGTGGAGGATTACGGATTATCAAGACACCAATTCAAGGTGCAGAATGGTATATAGAGCCTGCAAGTAAGTCCACAATAGACCAAAATATAGCTGATTTTGTCGGAAATAACTTGTTCCAGGACCTAGATACGACTTGGGAGCGAGTTGTAGAAGACTGTTTGCGTTGTATCGACTATGGGTTCTTTCCGTTTGAAAAAGTGTACAAACGGGATACTACTCAGAGCAAAATTGTGCTTGAGCGTCTGGCTCCGCTACATCCTCTTGATGTACAGAGTTGGAACTATGATGTCTATGGGAATTTGCTTGGCGTCGTTATGGAACCATTAAACGGACAGGATTTCACCAAGGATCCAGTTGAGATTTCGTTTAATAAACTGTTGATGATGGTCTTCGAAATGGAAGGTGGAGACCTAAGAGGTACCTCCATATTACGTACGGCGTTTAAGCACTGGTACTATAAAGATACTCTATACAAGATTGACGCGATTCAAAAGGAACGTCATGGTATTGGTGTGCCGGTCATCGTTATGCCGTTGGGGTTTACCGATTCCGACAAGCAGCTGGCCAATGATCTTGGGCGAAACCTTAGGACTAACGAACGTGCGTATATCACGATTCCAAACAACTGGGAAATATATTTCGCCAAGCTGGAAGGACAGCCGGTAGATCCCATACCGTCTGTTGAACATCACGATGCTAAAATTTATGAATCCATTCTGGCATCGTTCATGGGCAGCAAAGAGGTATCCAAGGAATCATTAGATACCTTCTACAAATCTACTCGCTACATTGCCCAGTGTGTAGCCTCCACATTCAACAAATGGCTCATTCGTGAGCTTGTGGATATGAACTTCGTACGCAAGGGCGGTTATCCTAAGCTCTGTGTAAGACGTATGGGTGAATGGGAAGACACCAGAACGATGACATTTGCACTCCGTAACCTAGTTGGTGCGAAGATACTGACTCCTGATGACCCACTAGAGGCTTTGATTCGCAAGCAGATGGGTCTTGAACCTTTGGACAAATCCACAGCGCGTGATATTGATCCGCCTGCTGCCGGTTTGACTGCTCCCAGTACTAATGTGGGGACGCCAAAAGTTGGAACTCCAAATCAAGGAAAAACGCCGCCAACTTCGACTCCCGCACCTCAGGCTGGTGCGGACAGGTCCGGAGGAGGCTATTGACAGTTGTGTAAACCAAGTTTTGTCATCCGTTTGGGCATTGTACTACTTGACACAAGATGTGGTAGCGTGTGCCATAGGAATAACTACCAAACGTTAAAAAACACCAAATTCAAAGGACTAATGGATAGGATGTACATAAATGTCAATGTACAGTCCTAGTGGTTCTGGAAATGTTCATGTAGATCAGGTTCTTCCTGGTGTAAGCGTTGGATGGCCCAATATGCCATACGAGATCAGGATGTCAGGCAGCAAGCATTGCGTCTACAAAAAGAGTGGCGGTTCTTCCTTAGGATGTCACGACACGCATGATGGTGCCACATCCCAATTGGCAGCTCTTTATGCATCGGAAGGAGGAAAGATGGGAGAAACTTACAGTTTCCTAGTTGGCATCGACACCTTGCAGCTTAGCGAGAGTGAAGATACCAAGTGGGTTCATGCACTGCCACTAGGTGAGTACCAGCACCCGAAGTATGGACTGATCAAAGTCGATCCAGATCGCGCGAAGCGATTCGCGGACAACGTGAAGACCAAGGTTCGTGGTATTGAGCCTAGTCTGAACTATAACCACGACAATGACAGCTCAGAAGGTGCTACCGGATGGGTGAAGGACGCGGAAGCCAGGTCCAATGGACTCTGGCTTTTTGTTGAATTCGTCAAAGACGCAGCGCAGAAGATTCGTGAGAAGAAGTTTAAGTATTTCTCTATCGAATTTGCTGACGAGTGGATCGATACGCAAGGTAAGAAATTCCAGGACGTGGTCATGGGCGGAGCTATCACCAACCGGCCATTTATGAAGAACCTCGTTCCACTCAACCTTTCAGAGTCAGTGATTGACAACTCCTTCGATTTGGTGTCGGCAATTACTGGCAAGCCGTCGACGGATCTCAAGGGTAAGGAAACCCACATGACCGAAGAGGAAATGAACAAAATCATTGAGGGTGTGACGAAGAGCCTCGCTGAGAAGCTTACTCCGCAGCCTCCCAAGACGGAAACTACTACGACTCTGGTCAGCAAGCTGGAAGAAATTGAAGAGCTGAAGAAGCTCAGTGAGGAAAACCCAGTCGTCAAGGCTCTGTTTACTCACTTCGAGGCGCAGGCTGTAGCTCTTACTGAAGGCAACAAGAAGATGCGCGAAACCATGGTGGATTCGAAGCTTTCTGAGTTTGACAATTCCAAGCTTTCTCTTACGCCTGTGGCTAAGTCCCTTGCGCGTGAGGTTGTGCTTGCTCTTGGCGATTCGGACCAGCCTAAGTTCTGGGCTCTCATGGATGCTGTGAAAACTTCTTCTACGTTCCTTGTGGAATTGGGTCAGCGTTCTGGTGCATCTGTACGGCCAGGTTATGACATGTCAGAGAAGACTGCTACGGAGATCTTCAACGATCGAACCAACAAGCTCATGGCTGAACAGAAGATGAGCTTCCTTGAGGCGATTGAGAAGGTAGCATCGGACGATCCAGACCTTTACACTCGTTACCGTTTCGGTGAAGGTGCGGAAGCCACTAAGTAGGGAGTAGTGAATAATGAACTTTGTTCTTGATGTTTCTAGGATTCCTGATGGCTCGGCGGCTACCATCGCCAACCGCTTCTGCACTGTAGGAACCACTCAGAACCACATTGACCTTACTCCATCTGCGGATGGTGTAATGGTCCTTGGTGTGGTCATGGATAGCATTTCTGCGGCAAAGGTAGTTGAAGGTGCCGTCGTTGGTGTTCGCATGATGGGCGTTGCGGCTGTCACTCTTGGTACTGGTGGTGCTGGTCCTGGTGGGCGTCTTGTTACTGCACCCGATGGCAAGGCCATTTTGGGTACTACGGCAGCGAACTTTGTTGCTGGTATCGCTTTGCAGACTGGAACCGCTGGCGCGATTGTTGATGTCCTTCTTACACCTGGTGTCAAGTGGGTTTCGTAGTCTTACCTGGCTCAACATCTACTTATATTTAAGAAAGGAATCACCAGATGTCGGTTTACAGCCCTAGTGGCTCTGGGGATGTCCATGTTGATCAGGTACTTACTCAGATCAGCGTTGGATATCCAAACAATGGGCTAGTGGGGGAGAAGCTCTTCCCTTCTGTCCCAGTGAAAAAGCAATCTGACATTTTCTATGTCTTCGGCCGCGAGAACTGGCTTCCTGAGGATGACGTGCGCGCGCCTGGAGCGGTTGCTCGTGAGATCCTTGGTGCAGCCGTTTCGACCGAGCCATATTTTGCAATTGAGCACTCGCTTCAGATTGCTGTCACTGATGAGGAACGCAAGAACGCAGATTCTCCGCTTAACCCTGATCGTGACGGAACTGAACTTGTGACCTCGAAGATTCTGCTTGGCCGAGAGCGCGCCATTCAGACTCTCGCAACGACTGCCGCGAACTATGCTTCCACAAACACCGTCACCCTTTCGGGTACGTCGCAGTGGAACGACTACACGAACTCCGACCCAATTGGAGTTATGCGTACCGGCAAGCGTGCCATCCACTCACGTATCTTCCGTGAGCCGAACAAGATTGTCATTCCTTACGCGGTTATGTCAGTCATGGAAGATCACCCAGACTTCCTGGAGCGCATCAAGTATTCTGAGCGCGCAATTTTCTCTCCTGAGCTTCTTGCTTCACTGCTTGGATTTGAGGAAGTTATCGTTCCTGGTGTTGGTATCAACACCGCTCCACTTGGACAGCCTGAATCTTTGGCCTACCTTTGGGGCAATGATGTGGTTATGGCTTATGTTCCGACACGTCCGGGTTTGAAGATTCCTGCGTATGGATACGAGTTTACGTGGGAAGGTCAGACTGTCGATCGTTGGAGGGAAAACCCACGTAAGTCCGATCTCATCCGTTGCTCACGCGCGTATGATCACAAGATGACTGCCGTGGATGCCAGCGATGACCAAATCGCCGGTTACCTTATCCTCGACGCAGCGAACGTCTAAGGAGAATCTTAATGGCTAAGGTTATCGTCGCGAACATGCTCATCATGCATGATCGCGAGCGTATTGAAACTAACACGAAAATTGATGTTAAGAAGTTCACTGAGGAGCAGCTGCTTCGCCTTTATGAGCGTGGTGCTGTTCGAGTCGTGGATGAATCTGAACTTGCCAAGAAAGAAGACACCAGTAAAGCTCTCAAGGACCTTCTTTCTGGTACCAAGACTCCAGAGGAAGCTGCGTCGGAAGCCGAAGAGCGTAAGAATGCTGAACTTGCTAAGGCTGCGGCTAAGGCTCAATCTGATGCCGAGGCGAAGCAGAAAGCACTTGACGATGCAAAAGCTGCTGCTGCGGCGAAGGCTGCTGCTGTAGTTAAGAAGCCATAGTTAGGAAGTTAAATGGCACGTGTGACATTAGCTGAAGTGCAAGGGTTGCTTGATCCTGCAAAAATGACCATAGCTTCCCTTGATACTGAACTAATATTACACATGGAAACTGAAATATTGGCCAGACTTGGTGTTGTTTATGACACTTCTGGATGGACCACTGATTCAAATACACCAAAACTCGTTAGAACCATTATCTCTAAGACTTATGCATCCATTCTGATCGATAGATTCTACAGCGAAAACCAGGACGAAGGCAATGATTACGCAGCCCGACTGCTGACTAATGCTGAAATGCTAATTACAGGTATTATTGAAGGTAGGATTGTCATACCAGATGAACCAGTACCTGACGTTTCACGTGGCCCATCTTACTTCCCAACAAATGCAAGCTCAGATTTAGAGCCAACATTTGAAAACCCAGAATATGGTGGACCATACTTTAGTATGAGTAAGAGTTTCTGATGCCTGCCAACAGAACTAACCTCTTTGGTCCTACCAGATCTACCATTGCGAATTTTCCATTCCAGATAGATATCCGTGGATTCCTAATAAATGCAGATTTGATTAAAGCAAGTACTTATAGAATGGCTATGCAGTTCGGCAACATGCGATGGCCACTCGAACAATCAGTTGATTTGGTTATCATTCCATCTATGGTAAAAAACTTCCTAGTAAGTGGGCGACCATCCTGGAAACCACTAACACACGATACAATTGCGTTTAAATTTGAGCAATTTCCAAGCATGTATGCATTGAAGCCACTTTTTAGAACTGGCAACCTGGTTTCGGCCGTTAAGCGTGGTACATATTGGAGAATTACTGGTTAC